ACTTTACAGTGTCAATAAGATGAAACTGAAGAAACTAGAACTAGACTTCAAAGTAATACTTAGAGACAAGTTTATGCACTATAATGGTAAACTATCCAAAGAAGAAATGGATTCCAAAGGTTGGGACTATGATCCTCTTAATGGATTAACAGTACTTAAAGGTGATATGGATAAGTGGTATGATGCTGATCCCATTATTCAACAACATCAAGCTAAGATGGAATACACTAAAGAAATGTGTGATACTCTTAAAGAGATAATGGAGAATATTAAGTGGAGACATCAGAACATTAAAAATATGATTGAATGGCGCAAATTTACCTCTGGTATTTAAAGATATACATATCTAATGGACTTAATAAAAATTAAAAAGAAGAATGAAGCTTTCTTGGAAATTATCACAGAACCTTCTATAGAACATGAACTAGCTGAACATTTCTGTTTCTTTGTGCCTGGTTATAAATTTATGCCAGCGTATAAAAATAGAATGTGGGACGGCAAGATTCGGCTATATGACCTTAGAAAGAAGACTCTTTATACTGGTTTGTTTCAGTATATACAAGAGTTTGCTAATGCCAGACAATATGATATAGAACTTGATAATGGTTCTTATGGCATGCCTGGTGCTAAAAATAAAGTAGACATACCTGCTTTATTATCAGAATTAACTTTAACTGCGGGTGGTAATAAGATAACCCCACGTAATTATCAATTAGAAGCGCTCGAACACGCACTTAGTAACAGCCAATCTCTACTACTATCCCCTACAGCATCAGGTAAGTCACTTATTATTTACATGGCTATAAGGTTCTTTTTAGAGGTATCCGATCAAAGTATTTTATTAATAGTACCTACAACTTCATTGGTAGAGCAGATGTACTCTGACTTTGCAGACTATTCGCAGTTTGATGAATGGAATGTGGATGAAAATTGCCATAAAATATATGCTGGCAGAGAAAAGTATAACATTCCGAATAGAGTGGTTATTACTACATGGCAGTCCATTTATAAAGAAAGAGCGACTTGGTTTCAGCCTTTCGGAATGGTGATTGGTGATGAAGCGCATTCATTTAAAGCTAAATCACTAACTGCGATCTTGGAAAAATGCACAGAATGTAAGTTCCGTATGGGTACTACTGGTACTTTAGATGGTACTCAAACCCATCAGTTAGTATTAGAAGGCTTATTCGGTCCTGTGCATAAAGTAACTACTACCAAGAAGTTAATGGATAGTAACGATCTAGCTCAATTAGATATTAATATACTACTCTTAAAGTATGCTGATGAGTTCTGTAAAGTAAAGAGAGATTATCAAGCAGAGATGGACTTTATTGTAAAGTATGAACCAAGAAATAACTTTATTTCAAATCTAGCTATGGATGCTGATGGTAATACTCTTATACTGTTTCAGTATGTGGATAAACACGGCAAACCCTTGCATAATATGTTACAAGAAAAATTTAAGAAGATGGATATTATAGATAGGAGATTGTTTTATGTCAGTGGTGAAACCGATGTGGATACGAGAGAAGAAATACGTGCTATCACTGAAAAAGAAAGTGACGCTATTATTGTGGCAAGTATGGGTACTTTCTCTACTGGCATTAATATTAAGCGTCTTCACAATATTATATTCGCTTCACCAAGTAAGAGTCAAATTAGGGTTCTACAAAGTATAGGCCGTGGGCTCAGAAAGTCCGCTGATGATATAAATACTAAAGTATATGATATTGCTGATGATCTGCATTGGAAAAGTAAGAAGAACTATACATTGGTTCATGCGGCAGAGCGCATTAAAATATATTCAAAAGAGAAGTTCGATTATAAATTATATGATATAAATATTTAATATGGAAGAATTAAACATAAGAAATTTTAAACTGATTAATGGTGATAATATAATTGCTCTGGTAAGTAATAATAACCAAGATAATTATATGATAGAAAGACCCGTTGCTATATACAGTACTATGATTGGGGGATATCAGTTTAGCCCATGGTTCCCATTCTCGGAACAGAAAAGATACTCTATTGATAAGCATAATATTATAGGTGATTCCAGTGTAGTGGAAGAGATAAAGAAAGAATACATTAAGTATGCTCTCACGAAAAGAGATCCAGTACCACCACCAGAATCTGCAGAATCTATTATTAACCGAATAACAAACCAGATAACAGATAAACTAGAACTTGAAGATATTGATGATGAATACAATGACATCTTACCAGACAGTAAAGAGACAGTACATTAATAATAGTATACCTCTATCCCCCCGGATGACTATATTATTATATCATACGCACATGGTTTTGTCAACCATTTTTTCAAATAATATCGCAATGAAAAATATATTAAATAACACTTTACTTTTAACCAAAAGTGTAGTATAATATACTAATTATGGAGGAAACCCAATCATGGCAAAACTAAAGCCGAAAGAAAAACCACACTACGTTAACAATAGAGATTTTAGTGAAGCAGTATTTGATTATGCCACGGAGGCAAGAGCTGCAAAAGAATCTAATAGTGATATGCCAGTAGTAACCGATTACATCGCTTCATGTTTTATTAAGATTGCTGAAGGACTATCCCATCGGCCAAACTTTGTAAGATATACTTACCGAGAAGAAATGGTTATGGATGCTGTAGAGAATTGTTTACGAGCCATCGGTAATTATAATATCGAAGCAGCCACTAGAACTGGTAAACCCAATGCATTCTCTTACTTCACCCAGATATGCTATTTCGCCTTTATTAGGCGAATAACTAAAGAAAAGAAACAACAAGACATTAAGTTCAAGTATATTGAAAAGATGGGTGTTGAAGACTTTGTTGCCATGGGTATGGATGACGCAGGTGCGGAACAGACACTTCAGTATGTAGATACTTTACGACAGAGAATATCGACTGTAAGAGCTAAAGACGAAAAGTTAAAAGTAAGAGCTAAAGACGAAAAGTTAAAAGAATTCGCCAAAGAAGAGAAGATCCGAGAAAAAGAAAAACTAGAATTATTTATGGTATAATGAAATGGAAAAAAATAGATTTGATTTAGAAACAGATATAATGCAAGCTTGGAACACTACAGAAGATATTGATTTAATTTATCATGCAACAGATAAGTTAAAGTTAAATGCTGAAGATTGTGATACATTACAAAACCAATTGCTAGGTCTAAAATATATTACAGAGCTACGATTTCAAAAGCTTTGGGATACATTTGAAAGTTCAATTAACAATGGAGTATTTAATGACTTGGAATCATAAACCCGCCGAAGAGAAACCGTATATTTCATTAATTTGTAATCCATACGAAGATAAAAGTTCAACTAATACACGAATCACCATTGACGTAATGGAAAAAGATTTGGGCAAAGATGAGATGATTGAAGTATTAGAAACTTTTATGAAATCAATGGGCTATCATTTTAATGAAGGCGAACACTTAGGAATTGAGGTCCACAATTAAATGAAAGTAGCAATATTAAACGACACGCATTGTGGTGTAAGAAATTCATCAGATATTTTTCTAAAGTATCAGGAAAAATTCTATCAAGACATTTTCTTTCCATACCTAAAAGAACACAATATTAAGAACATCTTACACTTAGGTGATTATTATGAACACAGAAAGTTCGTTAACTTTAAGGCTCTCAATGCCAATCGTAAGCATTTTCTTGAGCCTATGCGCGATATGGGCATCACTATGGATATCATTCCTGGTAATCATGATGTATTTTATAAAAACACCAATGAACTATGTTCCCTTAAAGAACTTCTTGGATACTTTACTAGTAATGTAAATATTATAATGAAACCCACTGTTTTAGATTATGATGGACTCGGAGTAGCAGTTATTCCTTGGATTAATAATGCAAACTATGAAGAATATACTAAATGGGCCCTCAGTTGTAATGCTCCTATTCTTGGAGCTCATTTAGAATTAAAAGGATTTGATCTACTCGCGGGTGTTCCAAATCCACACGGTATGAATGCAGATATATTCTCCAGATTTGAACACGTACTGTCCGGACATTTTCACACAAGATCCAGTCAGGGCAATGTGTCTTATTTAGGATCACAGTTTGAATTTACCTGGGCAGATGTTGATGACCCTAAGTACTTTCATATATTAGATACGGAGACTAGAGAAATTACTCCAATCCGTAATCCTATTACTATGTTTAAAAAAGTCATTTATGATGATACTAAGACGGATTATAGTACTATAGACGTATCGGAATACGAGAAAAAGTTTATCAAGCTGATTGTTATAAATAAGAATGACTTGTATATGTTTGATAAGTTTGTGGATAAATTGCAATCTATTGAAACATATGAACTCAAGATTGCAGAATCATTTGAAGAGTATTTGGGAGAAAGCGTCGATGACGAGAAAATATCCCTAGAAGATACTACAGAACTTCTCGATTCTTATGTCGAAGCAGTTGATACTGAACTTGATAAAGATCACATCAAAGTCGAATTAAGAAAGCTATATACTGAAGCACAGAACCTAGAGGTAGTATGATACATTTTAAATCATGTAAGTGGAAAAACTTTTTATCCACCGGCGAAGAATTCATTGAAGTAAAACTAGACAAATCCCCCACAACACTTATAGTCGGCCAAAATGGCGCTGGTAAATCCACTTTATTGGATGCATTATCATTTGGGCTATTTGGTAAATCACACAGAGATATTGCAAAGATCCAATTGGTAAATTCTATCAATGGTAAACATGCTATAGTCGAAGTGGAGTTTGACATAGGTAATTCTGAATTCAAGATTGTTCGTGGCATTAAACCTAACAAATTTGAGATTTGGCAGAATGGTAATATGATTAATCAAGCATCAAGTATGCGAGATTTTCAGAAGTTTTTAGAAACTAACATTCTAAAGTTAAATCACAAATCTTTCCACCAAGTAGTTGTATTAGGGAGCAGTTCATTTATCCCATTCATGCAACTACCAGCGTGGAGTCGTAGAGCTGTAATTGAAGACCTATTGGATATTCAAATATTCTCAAAGATGAATATGTTATTAAAAGAAAGAAACTCAAAGATTAAAGACGAGTTAACAGACATTAATCATCAGATTGACTTATATAAGACTAAGATGGATTCACAATCTAAGTATATCAGAGATCTGCAATCTATTAATAAAGATATGATAGAACAGAAACATCTAGCTATAGAAGAACACAAAAATGAAATATCAACACTCTTTGAAGACTCTAAATCAGTTGGTAAGAATTTAACTACCCTCTTACAAGCAGAAGAAAAGTCGCAAACAGTATTTATGGATAGAATGTCAGATATTAAATCTGCACAAACACAGAATAACAGTAAAATTAAATCATTAGTCAAGGATGCAAGATTCTTCGAGGATAACGATAATTGTCCAACCTGTGAACAAGAGATTACCGATGATATTAAGAAGACAAAACTTGATGATATTAAGAGAACCGCTGCCGAAGTACAGGATGATATTGAAAATATCCAGAAAGAGGTTGGTATAGCCGAAAGAGAAGGTACTGAAATCAAGAATAAACTTAATGAATTACGTCAGAGACAGCAACGTATTAATTCTAATAATGATAAGATATCTGTTATCCAACGTGAAGTAGATAAAGTACAAAAAGAAATAAACGGGCTATCAGGACAGTCTGGAGACCTAAAAGGCGCCAAGAAAGATTTGGATAAATTAAGAGAATCCAAAGATGCATCTACAGAGAAGAAACTCCAGTATGTTGAAGAACGAACTTACAATGAAGTAATTGGAGAAATGCTGAAAGATACTGGTATCAAGACTAAAGTAATTAAAC